GATAAAGACAAATGGGAAATGTTAAGAGATATGCAATTTAAAACTGATGGAACATATTATCCTGATAAAACTATATTTGATTTAGAAAAACGATTTTGGGAAAAGAACTGTAAAGAACTAAAAGAACAACGAATGAAAGCAAGAAAAAAATACAATAAAAGGAGAGAATAATTTATGAGTAAAATTAAAATCATGTTAAGCAGTCCAATGAAGGACAAAACAGATAAAGAAATATCAGATGAAAGAAACGAAATGGCAAACTTATTATTCGATTATTATGATGATAATTGTGAGATAATGAGTACAGTAATTGAAAACCATAATGAAAAATCAGCATTAGAATGTTTTAGTGAATCAATCCTGTTTATGAGCATGGCAGATGTACTTGCTATGGGTTATGGTTGGGAAAATGCCAGAGGTTGCAATCTGGAACATGATATTGCATTAGCATATGATGTGCCTGTTGTATATTTGGATAAGATTAAAAAAGAAATGGAGTTATAAAGAATGAGTGATTTTAAAGACTGTGAATACAGGTATATTGGTAATAGTGAATTATACTGTAAGAATAAAGAAGGCATGGATAATTACTGCGACAATTGTGTTGAAAACATTCACCTAAACTGTGATAACTACAATCCCAAAAGAGATATGTGCCTTAAATTCTTTCAAGACAATATCAGCAGTATGAAAGAATGTCAAGAAAAAACAGTATTCAACGATAAAGACCTGTCAAGAAAATGGAGTAATTAAAATGAGTGAAACTGATGGAATAATACCAATTGTCAGTATTGTTGAGCATTTTAACGGTGTTGAATTTTTAAGGGAAAATGAAACTAACTATTTACTGCCAATTGCAAGTATAGAAGCAATGTGTATTTTTATTAATTATGTTGCAGTTCATGGTACTGTTCCTGATGTTAGTGTTAATAATTGGTGGGAGCAGGAAGAGTTTAAGGAGTATTTAAGCTATGATAAAACCGAAAATCCGTAAAAAAAGATGTTATAATTGTAAATATTCTTGTATGTCAATTCATGCCGGTATGATACATTGTAGCTTGAAAGATGCAGACATTGTGAAAAATGATTATTGTGACCATTGGAAAGCATCAGATTTTAGTTATTATTGTCCTGTCTGTGATTATCCATTGGAACGATTAAGTTATACAAGGTTATGGTGTCCTGAATGTGAAAAACCTTTTATTGAGGGTGATGTTATAATTGCGGATACGGAAGGTTTGAGATTATGAATTTTACTATTAAATATTATGGAGTGGATCATTAATGACTGAAAAAAGTAGAGAAAAGGAGATGATGATATGATTGTTAAAGAATTAATTGGATATTTGCAGAAATGTGATGAAAGAGCAGAGGTGCTTGTACAAACAGATAGAGATTCTGCAAAAGGAGTTAAAGCAGTAAAAATACATTTTAATCCATTAACTATCGGTGGAGATGATATAGATAATGATTTTGTAGATACATTACGAGAAAAAGGCGAAAGAGGAGAAATATTAGAACCATATCAAAAGGTTATTCTTGAAGCCAATTGGGGTTTATATGGGTGTTATAATTTTGAAGAATCATTGAAGTTGCTTGATAAAATTAAACTTGAATTAGATACTGTTAAAATTTTGAAAGAAATTAATCAAAGAGATTTAACTAATAGTGAAAGAGTTTTATTGGATGATATAATTTATGAGTTAGAATTAAATGAGGTAATATTTAATGACAGAGAGTAAACGATGTGAGAAGTGTGGGGCAGAGATGGTTAATGTATTCTCTGGTTTTTACAAGTGCAGTAATTGTTGGTTTTGGATGTATTGGCAAGAATGGTGATGATGTGAATGAGTTTAACTGGTAATTTAGGATTAGATTTTATAATTGGAATAATATTAAGTGTAGTAATTTCAGTTGGAGGCACAATAGCATTATTATTCATTATAGCATTTGTTTGGACAAAGATAGATGATTTTTTTGAGTAGGTGGTGATCTGGAATGAAATGCTTAAAAAATTGTATTTTTATGTATTATGTTACTTTTGGGGGTTTTATTTGTGCGATTTCAAAGAAAAACCCGCCGATGGGTAAAACTTGTCCTTATGAAAATAAAACTGTTACAGAGTTGAATATGGAAGCAAATTATGATGGTGATATAGAATGAGTGGATATAATGTAAATGTAATGGATATTCGTATTGTTGATTTACAAGGTCAAGAATACGATATAAATGATATAGTGGTAAGTGGAAATGATTTTATCAGTATAAGGATTAAAAAACCATCAGAGGATTATATTCCAATTAAAGGTGATGTGGAATGACTGAAAAAGATGTTTACAAGAATGGTGTTGCTTTATTAGAAGAATGGGAAGATGTAAACTATTGTGAACATAGTTTTAAATTCAAAGATGAATGGCTAACAGATAAAGAAGTCGTTGATAAGTTGAATGAGTTAGCAGAAGAAAATAAAGAAATTAAAATCCAGTACGATAATCTTAAAGCACAAAGAGATGAGTTTCATCGTGGAGCAAGAGAAAATGCAAATAGGGTAGGACAACTTGAAAAAGAAAACAAGGAACTACAAGAAAGAAACAACCGACAATACAAACAATTAGATGACCTATACCGATTAATCGAAGAAAAAGATTGGAGAGCATTAACAGACATAATGGATGACTTCAAAAAAGCAGAAGAACAATTACAAAAAGAATGGAAGTGTTACGAATGACTGAAAACCAATTTTCACATAAAGAAGATGATTCGGAAATATTAGATGATAAACAACGATTCCAAATATCCAGAGATTCAAAATACTTTGAAGACCACGAAGAAACTTACGCAGATGGAACACCAGAAAAATATTACTTCAACAACCATGAAGACTTTTGCAATATAGTCACAAAACTCAATGAAATTGATAACACAAGCAAAGGTAAAACAGATTTCATAATATACCAACATGACATAATAAAAGACTTGAAAAAAGAAAATCAAGGATTAAAATTAGAAATACAATACATACACACCACCATAACCGATAGTATTAAAACTGAAAGAACAGAATTAGGAAAAGCAGTACTCAAAGCATTAAAAAAGAGGATACAATATGAAACCAAGAAATAAAATAAGTCAAAAGTATAAAGGGATCTAAAAAAAATGTTAGTTGAAAATATCTGGTTATTCGGTTTCATCACAGGAATATTAATAAGTATAATAATAGGAGTGATTTGTAAATGAACTTTAACATTGTTGAAGGTGATACTTTAATGCAGCATAAAGATGAATTTATAATATTATATAATGACCCGAGCATTGCAGTTAAAGACATTCCGAATTTACTTGACATATCTCATGCGAATATGCAAAGATTAAGAAAAATCTGTAAAGAAGAGGGTAAAATTCGATTAAGACCTAACAGGAATAAAACTGCATGGGAGAAAAAACATTTTAAACCTCGTTGGTATGGTGCAAGTAGGAGAGGAGAAAAAATTTATTGGCAGATTAAAAAGAAGGGTGTTTATTATGGTTATGTTCATACGGTTGTTCAAGCAAAAGAGATGGTTAGGAGGTTAAAAGAATGTAACTGGGATAAAAGTAAAGCGAAAGAAATTAGGGATTTTGTTGTTGAAAATTATTAAAAATAATAGTTTATTTTTGAGTTGATTAAGGTATGAATGAAGTAAATGAAACATTAAGGAGTATTCGTAATGAAATTGAATTTCATAAAATGAAAATGAATACTTTAAAAGAAGCTAATGAGATTATTGATAATTCAAAGTTAGATGATGAATCTAAACAAGTTATATTGGATAGTATAAGGTTTAAATGGGATTTCCATAATCATAAAATTACTCGTTTAGTTGTTGCAAGAGATGAGTTAATGAAAAAATATCATATTCCTGAAAACGATTAAAAAAAAGAGGGTGTTTTTTATGGATTTAAACGAAGTGAAATCAGAAATTAAAAGATTAGAAAAAGAATTAAAAGAAACATCTGATTATAATCTACAATGGGAAATCGGTCACAAGCTAAAAGATTTGTATAAAAAAGAATATGAATTAATCAATGGGAGTGTAAAATGATTACTTGTTTCATTGATGATCGTGAGCAAAGCAGGGTAAAACCTGCTTATAATTTTTTTAAAAATGCAAATAAAAATAAACATAATTTAGAACAATACCAAGTTTATGTCCTTGAATTACCCATAGGAGATTATGTATTCAAAGGAGAAAACGGAATAACTGTCGCATTTGAATACAAGACCATTGAGGATTATCTTGGAAGTTTGTCAGATAATAGAGTGTTTAACCAAGCATTAGACCAATCCAATAACTTTGACTATCATTTCATTATTGTAGTTGGAACACCAGATGAATTGAATAATTTGATTCGTGAAAAACAAAGTTATACTGGCAGATATATGACACTTCGTGAATATTATGGTAGTTTTGGTTCATTGTTGAATGTTACCAGCATAATCCAAGTTCCTAACCAAAACCATGCTTTTCAATGTATTGAATCAACAGCAAGACATTGCATTGATACCAAACCTGTGTTGAAGAGATTTCCTAAATCTCGTGGTACTCCGGCTTTAAGATTGTTGGCAAATAATGTTGAAAAAGTAGGTTATAAGACTGCAGAGAAAATCTGTGATAAACTTCATTTACTTACTATTGATGATGTTTTGGGTTTGAAAAAAGAGCGGTTGGTTGAGGTTGATGGGATTGGTGACAGGAAAGCGGATATTATTTTGAAACAGTTGAAAGATTTATGAATTTTAGTTATTTTTTTTTAACACTATAAAAAACTATACATTTAGTAAAAGTATATATACTATAAAAACAAAACTATACCTAACAAACTATGAAAGAGGCTACCAAAAATGAAAATGAACATAAAAATAACCAAACTTGAAACTGGCTTTTTAAGAACTCCAAGCGAAATCATTAACATAGACATATGCAATGGCAACTGGAAATACCTTGATGACCACATGGAAAACGAAGAAAAAATTCCATTAACCATCAACACCATATGCAACTCCGCATATTTAAGCCTACCAGTAAAAGATGCAATAGGATTCCATGACAAAAAAGAATGGGAAGAAAACCGCAACATCATAATATCTGATGCAAGTGTAAGAACCTATGACAGCTTAATTGACTACCTTAACCACAGGATTAATAATGCAAAAGACAGTTGCTTGGATGAACACACTTTCAATTGTGTTTTATTCGAGGACAATAGCTTTACAAAAGACCACACAGTTGTAAATGATATCATCTATGAGAAAGAATCATTACTTGAGGTAAAAATCATAAAAGTGGAATAAATTCCACATTTTATCATTTATTTTTTTAAGGTGATTAATTATGTATGAAGATTGTAAACCAAAACACCCTGAATGGGGAATAGTAGTAACTGGTCTTGATGGAGTCATAACTGCCATCAATGATGATGGAACATTTAAAGTTGATTATCATGACCCATTAGACCCATATGGAGTCATGGGTCATTCTGCAACTATGGATGTTGAAAATACTGATTACTGGTTATCTGATTCAATGATTGAATCAAGTATTAACAGATTTAAAAAATCTGCTCAAATCGGTGATAAAGTCAAAGTCAACAAGTACAGAAACCTATTCTACATCACAACTTATCTCAAAAAACCACAATGTGCATTAGCATGGGTTTCAAGAAGAGGTGACCCACATCTCGGATTCAAGGAAAAACAAACAATAGATGTGTCATAATGACACATCTCAAAATGTCACAATTGTAATATTATTTTTTATAACTGAATTTTTTCCTTTTTTTTACCTTTAAACCATCATATATTATTACTTATTTTAATTCACTTCCTCTTTTGAACTATAAATAAAACAGTACACCAAATCACATATAATGATACTAAATGATAACACAATACTTGAAAAAATAAATAAAAAAGAACTAATCATCGAACCCAGACCAACAAACGAACAAATACAACCATCAAGTTTGGATTTACGATTAGGAAACGAATTTTGGCAAATGATAAAACAAGAAGAAGTATTAGACCCACGAAACAACGAACCAAAATACAATGTCATTAATGCCAATGCCATAGTAATACCACCAAATGAATTCGTATTAGCACACACAAAAGAATGGATTGAAATACCAGATGATTTATGTGCAAAAGTAGAAGGTCGCTCCAGCATTGGAAGATTAGGAGTAACAATTCATGTAACAGCAGGATTCATCGATGCCGGATTCAAAGGACAAATAGTATTAGAAATTAAAAACCTATCACCAAACAGCATACTATTACACGAAGACATGAGAATCTGTCAACTAATCTTTGAAGAATTGAACGAAAAATGCAATCGCAGTTATGGTGAATGCGGTAACAAATACCAAAATCAAAAAGGAGTAGTTGGATCATTAATATATTGGGATGAAGAAAGCAAACCTACAGGATGTGATTAAAAAATGTCAGATGATTTCAAGAAGTTAAAAAATTATGTGGTAAGGTTAAGAACTGTTGTTAATGAGTTGGATACACTTGAGGATTTTGTTGATGCTGATTATAGTGAAATATCAACTGATATTGGTTATTATACTGTATTATTGGAACAGCGTAGGGAAAGATTGCAAAAACGAGGTAGATGTTTATGACTGGAATTCAAGGAGTTAATTTTTGCACAGTTAAAATTGATGACAGTAAATGTGATTACTGCATGGAATGTGTAAACACCTGTCCGAATGGTGCTTTAACCTATGACAAGACTGTTAAATGTTTCATGCACAATGCCTATGAATGTGCATATTGTGAAGTCTGCATGGATGTATGTCCTGAAGAATGTATTGAAATACTGGAGATGTAATATAAATGGGTATCAGAGTTATAACACAAACAACAGCAGAACGAAAAGAAGAAATGAAACAATTATTCAACGATTGCAAACCATTAATGGATAAAGGATATCCATTATCAAAAGCAGTAAGAGAAATCTTACAATTAAATCATAACACATTCACAAGCCAACGATGGTTCAACGATTTAAGAAAATATGCTGAAAGTCAAGGATACAAAGGAAGACAATAAAAATGGTATTACATATAGCATTAGAAGGAATAGATGGTGTAGGGAAAACAACACAAGTCAATGAATTAATAAGTTTCTTCAGGAAAAAACATTACCGAGTAAGAAAAGCAATTCAACCAGTAAACGAAGAAATCATCCATATACTGCAAAATTATAAATTATTACCTCACGAAATCGCATTACTCATGGCATTTGACAGAAGCTTCACCTATTATGGTGAAGATTGGAGTAAATATGATATTGTAATATGGGATAGGAGTATACTGTCCAGTTATGCTTACAATACAAATGATAACACACCAGATTTCTTCATAAAACAAATCAACCGATATTTCCCAGAAATGGACTTATATATTATACTCACAAATGAAGAGTTACTTGAAGATCCAGATTATCAAAAAGAGAATAAATCATTAATACGAAAATATCATGAAATAAGCGAAAACTACAAAAACACAATAACAACACCATACTTACCTGATGAACCTGAAGAAATGACAACCAACATCATCAGAATAATATTCGACAAATTACCAAGATGTGAATGGTGCGGTAGACTATTCACACCAACACAAAAACACAAAAAATACTGCAAAACAAAATGTGGTGAAGAAGCCAACAGAGAACAATGCCGAGAAAACAATCGCAACTATTATCATCGTTATAAAGATGTAATGAGCGAAAGGAAAAAAGGAGGATTAGGAAGTAAAGGTGCAAACCTACATGGCAAAGCCGACCCAAACCCAATGGCAGAATTACAAAAAGTACGAAACGCAAAAAAGGCTTTAGGTTTAAAACCAATCGAATAATATAATTTTACTTGTTTGAATTCACTTTAAACTTATAAGAGTATAATAATGAAAGAGAGGTTTTTGTTTTGTACAGTAAAATGCACCAGCAGAAATATGCTTACAAATTAGAAATAGACATCACAGAAACACGATGTCCAATCTGCCATCGTAAGCAACTAACAATGAATACTATGGGTGATATAACTTGCCGATGTGGTTATATTTCAAGCATTACACCATATGTCGCAGGAATACGAACAAATACCAACCTTGATTTCAAAATCAATAAAATAAAAAAAGAAGATAATGAAGATGAAAGGAGTTGATTAAGATTATGAGAAAATATTTAGAATTCAGAAACATTAGTACAATTTTAACAAGTGTGCTTTTAACCGTATTTGGTTTACTGTTAGGTTATCTTGCGAGTATGGGTTTGAATTTACCTGTAACTGCCGATGCACTTGCCTCTATCACTGGAGGAATTATACTTGCAGTATTCAGTTGGTACAATGCAAAACACCATAACAACTTATTCGATGAAGAAAAAGACACAATCTACATTCCAATCGACAATTTAGATGATGATCAAATCACAGCAATTAACAACTACATCAACAAAGCCATCGAAAAAAACCTAAAACATGAAGAAACCGATTATAGTGAAGACCCTGCAATTGCATATGAAGAAAACGATGGTGAAATAGATGACACCCAATAGTCCAAACTATGAATGTATACATGAAGAGTTATTACAAGACCATAACTTGAAAATAAATAATCTACAAACTGAATTAGATTATAAAAAAGAAAAATTAGATGATTTGAAAACAGACAATGAGAAAATTCAAAAACAATTAGACAAAATTCAGACAAGTGTGAATAAAATAGTAATTGCATCTAAAACAGATGATAATAAATTAAAAGACATTATCAATAAACAAGACAATCGTATTACTGCATTAGAATCAAGAAACAATACCTTGAACTGGGTTATTGGTCTTGGTTTTAGTGGATTAACTTGTCTTATTGGTGCTTTAGCTTTTTTCATGACACACTTGCACTAAAAAAAATAGGAATTTTATTTGGAGGTATAAATTTATGGTTAGTCAACAATTACATAGGAAAATCAGCAACTGGTTAAATGGATTATTCGGTGACAATCAAAACAATAAATTCGCAAGAGATTTAGCAAGGGAATTGCTGGAAAATAATAAAACAAGTTTCACCAGCAAATATACTGTTGATGGTACAATTTACACTTGCACATTAAAAATTACCAGCAAATCAGTAAAAGATGCAGTAAAAGATGCAACAATTACAGTTAAAGTTGATGCTGAAGAAGTATTGCAGAAAATACAAGAAGAAAAACAGAAAATCAGAAAACCGGATAACTTACACGATACATTAGAATAATAACCCTTTGCTACAAACAAGAATAAAAAAAGAGGTGAAACAATAATGGAACACGAAACAAGCCTATGGACATCCCCATATAATGATGAAAAATATGGTGAAGAAAAAGGTGCATCATTTAAATACTTCAAAGAGTTCATTAAAATGGATAGTCCAAGAACACTTGTCAATTTCCATAAACACTTGTCCAAGATTCTGTCCAAGCAAGGTAAGAAAAGAATACCTACCTATCAAACCATTTGTGAATACTCTGCCAAATGGAAATGGATGATGAGAGCTGAAGCTTATGACAACTGGAAAAGAGATGTGGATGATGAGGCTTTAAGAAATGAAATCAGACAGATAAGGGAAGAGGCTATTCGTGGAATGAAAGACCGGATTCAGTTTCAGAATAAACTTCGTAAAGAACTTGAAGATGATATGGTTATGAATACTAATCAGAAAGTTTATGGTGCGAATAAGAATAGTGAAGCTTTAAGGAATGAGATTGCATCCTTTAATGAGTTGGTGAATGAAGGGCAAACTAATATTAACATGGATGCAGTAATTGATGCAGATATTGAAACATCATCAGAGATAACTGTTGAAGATAGGGAGAAGCGTAATGAGGATTACATTCGAGAATTTGTCGAAGGAACAGAAAATAAGGATGATGGCGAAGATTAAAACTACCATCATTGATAATCCTTTTATACCTGTATCTCATGAAAGACCTTTTGAGAATCAAGTTTATTTCCTGACTTATGATAGTGAGGAATTACTTTATGGTGGAATGGCTGGTGGTGGAAAAAGTGATGCATTACTGATGGCAGCATTACAATATGTCACCGAACCAAATTATTCTGCATTGATTCTTCGTAGAACATTCAAAGACCTTTCTCAACCGAATGCTATCATGGATAGGGCAAGAAGATGGTTAAGTGAACCAGTTAGTCAAGGTATTGTTCATCATGATAAGACAACAAAGACATGGACATTTCCATCTGGATCAACATTAACTTTTGGTTACTTGTCACATGATAATGACCTTGACCAATATCAAGGAAGTGAATTGCAGTTTGTGGGTTTTGATGAGTTAACCCAATTCACCGAAAGACAATATACTTACCTGCATTCAAGGTTAAGGAAATTGAAAGATAGTGACATTCCTATCAGGATGAGAGGTGCAACAAATCCGGGTGGGCGTGGTCATGACTGGGTAAAAGCAAGGTTCATTATGGATAATTCACCATGTGCATTTATTCAATCAGCATATACTGATAATAAGTATTTAGATGTTGAGCAGTATGAGAAACAATTGGATAAACTTGATGAGTTAACTAAAAAGCAATTGAAAGAAGGTGACTGGAACGCTGTAATATCAAGTGGTTTGTTGATGAATCGTACACAATTCAACAAATCATTAATCAGTTATCAAACTTTTAAGGATTGGTCGCCGGTGTATTGTACTATTGGTATTGACCCTGCAAGTACTGGTACTGATAAGTTTGCTATGGCTTGTCTTGTATATTTTGATAATGGTAAACTTGTATTAGTTGATTTGGATGCTACACCAAATCAAGACCAAGAATACAGGTTAAGGAATTTCATATTAAGGAATCAACAATGGTTGCCTCGTTGCATTAACTTTGAAAGAGAAGCTGGAAGTAGTCCTCATTTTGCTTTGAATTACTGGGGAGATATACTTGGTGATTTGGCAATGAAACTTGGTTTTTATATAGATGATACTCCAGCAGCAAGTACAGGGTCAAAGTATAATCGTGCTTATCCTGTGGCGTATCATATTCGTAATGGTACTATGTTTATTAATGAGGATATTCCTTCAGTTGATATTAATGGTTTTCCTTATTCGCCGGTTAGTCAGTTGGGTAATCAGTTTATTTATACTCATCCTGATAAGGCGGTGATGAATGATTATCCTTCACCGGATGAGGAGGATAGTGTGAGTTATGCTTTTGAGAAGATGAATGAGTCTATTACTGGTTTGATGGTTACTGCATAAATGATTATATTGTTCAAGTCCATCATCATATTAAAATTAAAACTCCTACCTATTAAAGAATAAAAATTAAATTGAGAGTAAAAAGGGTATTTTTTTCTCATCTATAAAAAAAAGAGATGGTGGGCTTGAACAATTATTTTATATACATCAGTATATTATACATTAAGAGTAGAGATGAGTTAAAAACATGAAAAACGATTTTTTTTGGTTGCTATTTTAAAGTTTTTATTTGATTCAAATTATTGTCACTTTTCTTGGGGTATGGTAAAAAAGTATAACTCATCTCTTATCTCTTTTTGATGGTTAAGTAGTATAGTTATGGTTTAATGCGACTGTCTTGTAAGCAGTAGATCATGGGTTCAAATCCCATCTTAACCTTTTATTTTTTTTTTGAATTTTTTTCCTATAGTTTTTGTTTTTTTGGTATTTAATTATTTTGTTGTTGTATGGTTTTTTGTTTATTTTTATCTATATAGAGTTGTATAATATGATAAATAATTATATATAATATATAAGATTTTATATATATGATATATATTTATTTATATTATTATATAGAGGGTTATACTATAATAATAATAATATATATAATAATAATATAAGTATAAATAATAGAATAACAAGAACTATAGAAAAAACTATAGTTTTTGAATTTTTTACTAAAAACTATAGTTTTCCAACACCTAACCATCCCAAAATGCAAAACCACCATATATAAGATAAATAATTATATATGATAAATAAAACCCTATTAAAATTCATATAAAAACAACCACCAACCACACCCTATATACTTATAAGAGTAAAGAATGAGAGAGGCAAAAAAAACTAACTATTCTTTAGTCTACTTAACATATAAATCATATTTTACACTAAAAATATCATAATTCTAACCTTTATTTATTATATTCACCTTTAAAAAAATAAAGACCTCTCTCAAATAATAAAACTTACCTTTTTTTTAAGATTTCATAAAACTAATCGAGATGACATAATAATGGAGATACAAAAAATACCATCCATCAACAAACAACACAGGATAAACAAAAACGCTGTTGATGAAGTAATCACAACACCAGCACAAACAAGAAAAAAAGATGATACCAACAAAGGAGTATACATCAACCCATACATTCCTGTTGCAATATGTGATAACCTCATCTTCCAAAATGTTTACCTATCCAAATGTATCACCACCTTTGCTGAAGATATGATCTACAATGACATCAACATCAAAACCAGTAATGGTGAAGAAGTTGAAGTTGAAGATATCATATTATTCTGGGAAGATAATCAGGAACAATTATGTGATGTTGTCAAAGACCATTTAAGTTATGGTTTTGGTGGAGCGGAAATATTATTTGATGAAGATACTGGTAAACCTGCAGAGTTAAAAGAAATATCTGCAGACACTTTGAATATTAAAAAAGAAAGAAGATACAATCCTGATACAGGTGATTATGATTATTATTATTATGCTTGTCATAAGATAAATGGTGAAGAAACATTACTTCGATTATATGACCATGATTATCCACCGGTGGATGATGATTTACATATCTGCTTATGGTTAGGTGGTGGTAGGAAATCTGATTATTTCAGTTATCCTGTATGGTTGGAATGTTTTAATCATGTAAGTGCAAGTGTATCATTGGATTTATTAGATGCACAGAAATTAGCTGATGGTAATTTAATCTCTGGTATATTGGTTATTCGCAGACCTCCTTCATCTCCAAATGAAGAAGATGTGCAAGATACATTGGAGGAAAAGATGGAGAATAAAGGTAGTGGTATTTTCACTTTAGAGTTAACTACCTTGAATCCGAATATTCCTTTGGAAGTTGATTATATTCAGATTAGTGAGTCAAATTATGATTACTTGGAGAAGTTGGCGGAGAAATCTGATATTAAAATATTGGCAAACTTTAAAATGCCAAAAGCAAGATTATTAATTGATGATACTACCGAGTCAATGAACTCCAATAAAACTAATACTTTATATAAGATATATTCATTGGAGTTAAATAATAGTCAAAGACCAATCGAGAAAGATATGCGTAAATTCAACAAAAAATACTTTAAGAATAATGATAAAGTTGAAATTGTAACTCCAGTATTCATTGATGAAAAAGACATTGAAACTGATACCACAATCAAATCATTCAACAATGGATTAATCACATTCGGTCAAGCAATTAAGAAACTTCAAAGCATATATCCAGAATATAATGAGATAGATATTGACTTTGATAATCCAATTTACAATGAAAGATATTACAATGGAAATCCATTTGGTTTAAGTGAACCGACACAGGAAGAAATTGATTTCTATGAGGCAAGTAAATTTGTTGATGCTGCAGTAATTGAAGAAGCTATTAACAGGTGATGTTATGTTGCTGCGGAAATCACCAAGATTCTTTCAACAGAAAGCAAGAATCGACAAAGCAGTTAATCAGAGAACTGCTTATAAAATTCAATTGTATAATAATGCGAAAGTAGATGAATTGGTTCGGAAGATGAATGATGGTGAAATGGGTAAACCTGCACCATCAATGTTATGGGCTGAATTATCTATCTTGAACAAACCTGATGTTTACAGGAATTATAATCGTATCATAAACAGTAAGTATACAAGTAATGATAACTTGAATAAATTACTGGTTAAGAATAAAGCGGATAAGGAATTGAATCGTATTGTTGAAGCGGAAGTTGAAAGAATTGCGAAGAACTTGGATTATGTGGAGCAAGTAATGTTAAGATATGAAGTTCCACAACAAGCATATGAAGATTTGAAAGCAAAGCAGAAAAATCGGAGTATGGCTAATCGTAAAGAAATATTGGAGCAAGTTGCAATTCAATCTAATGAGTTACTTGTTAGTGAAGGTTTGAATATACCAACTAATGTGTTTACTTATAGGAATTTGGATGCAACAGCTGAAAACTTACTTCGACAATCTCAAATGCAAAGTAGACATGAAGAGATTAATCAAATCAATGACAACTATGTGAATGAAGGTAAAAGCCAAGTATATAATGGTAAGGAATGGATTTGGACAGGTGAGGGTCAAACTACAAGACACGCAAGTAATGATCATCAGAAGAGATATGTGAATGAACCTTTTATTATCACTAATGATAATACATTGGAGATTGATGAGTTAATGTATCCAAGTGACCCTGCAGGAAGTCCGAGCAATACTTTTATTTGTTATTGTGATGTTGAGTATTTGACTGATTATAATGGTGAATATTAAATTTTATGCTCACCTTCTTTTTAATTTGATTTTTTTTTAAGGTGAGGTTCGTTTATCATTTTATGTACCTCCAAAAAATAAAACTTTGAGTACTCTCAATAATACTTGGGAGTACTCTTATTATAATGAATATTATTTTTTTTGTGTTTATTATCATGGTGGAAAAAGATTTTTATAGTTAAAAAATATTTTTTTTTTAATAATTTCAACTGTTACAGGTTGCACCATGAAGAATTTATTTTTTTTAGGAATTTTTAGTTATGACAAATAATAATGGAATCTATGTAACTGGATGTGTAATACCTAATGGGATTCCTGACCATGAGAATGATGTTCTCACAAAAAAGGATATTAAAATTATCCTTACTAAATTCTTGGAACATCAAACCGACACCGAACACAATTACTTGAAGAACAATGGTGTTGATACTGTTGAAAATGGAATTAGTGATACCGACAAGATGATTGATGGTAAAATCGCTCCTGCAGGTTCATGGTTAGTTACTTATTATATTACAAATCCGCAGATAATTGAGTCAATTTTAAGTGATGACCCTAACAGTATTAATGGTTTGAGTCTTGGTAGTGTTCCTAAAAATATAACTGATATTGATTATTGGTTTATTAACAAATCAATTAACTATCGAGATTTACAGGATACAGAGGAAGTTATTCCGAAGTTTATTTCTTTTGTTGCAAAACCATCAAATGGGTTTGGGCTTGAAGTTGAAGAGTATGAAGTTTATATTAATAAATCTGTTAGTGAGGAATTTGAAATGACAAATACAAATGAAACTCCTATTGAGGAAGAAAAATTAACTTTGTCCGGTTGGGCTAAAATAATGAAAACTCTTGGTATTAATAAGAGTGCTGATGCTGGTGCAACTGAAACCGAGCAAGAGGTTAAAGTTGAAACTGAACCAGTTAAAACTGAAGAAGTTAAGGATATTTCTAATGCTGAATTATTAGAGAAAATCCCTAATGCTGTTGCTACTGGTATTACTTCCGCATTTGAAAAAATGGGTGAAACTAAACAAGCACCTGTTGAACCTATTGAAAAATCTGAAACCGATGAAGAAGAAGTTGAGGTTGAAGAAGAAACTGAAGAAAAACCAGTTGAAGAAGTTGAAGTTAAAGAACCTGCAGAAAAAACCAAAGAAGCAGGTATTCAGAAAAGTGCAACTGAAAAAGTTGAGAATACAACTAAAAACCCAAATACCAGTACTAATTTCTATCAGAAATCTGGTAGGGATATGTTCGGTTGCAGAATTAAAAAATAAAACTATAAAAATATTATTTTTATAAATTTAAAAAATTTTTTTGAGTTGATTAAGATATGTTAATTACAAGAGATACTATTAACAATAACGAACCATTTATTTTGAAATGGGCAAATGATGTAACAAAACAAGATGGTGCAGAAAACCCATCATGGAAAAACCCATCCGAAGCGGATAATTTCTTGGTACACCTTGATAACCAAACCAGTATTATTAATGATGCAAGGTTCATTGTAATGGACAGTATGCAATATGATATTAGTTATCTTCGTGTTCAAGCAAGATTACAGTACATGGGAAAAAGAACCGGTGCTAACAAAGGTAAACAGTTAACAACTGATTATACAACTGATATTATTGAAACTGTTCCGGAATTCAGTAAATCCAGCCTTGTTGCTGTTCCATTCTCTGCATTCACTTACACTCCAAAAACTTTCTTACTCCAAAATATTGAGAAAGCTGATTTCTTATCTCAAATGGAATCTTTATTAGCGGAAAGGGCTGGAGCATCTGCAGAGGCAATTGGTTTATATGGTATTAAAAAAGCAAGTCCAACATCTCAAGATGGTATGGAATACATGGATGGTTTCTTCAAACAAGCAGAAGATATTAAAACTGCTTACGAGGCAATCACCGACCCAGTTGCTAAAAAACAAGCACCAATGGGATACTACACAGACATTAGTACTGCAGCAGCATACATTCCACAATTACAAATGATGCTCACCCAGTACAGTATACAAAAAGGTAATAGATCCAAAGCAGTATTCTATGTATCCAACATGGTATATGGTTTACTCTGTCAAGAAGCTGGTAACAACAGACAAACCAATCAAGGTGATGCATTATACTTTAATGGTGCAGAATTAACTATTTGGAACACTCCAATTAGAGTTGCAGAAGTTTTAGATAATCCGGAAAATGATTATGGTGAACAAATCATATTGGCTAACCCTGAATCATTAGTGTTCGGTTTCTTGGATGAAATCACATCTGAAAACACTTATGAACACGCTGAAAAATCTTACTTATCAAGTGTGGATGTATTCTTTGATGTTCTCATCTTATGGAATAAAGATGTGTTAATGGCAAAAGTTGTTACTCCCAGCGGGTCAGGAGATTAATCCTGATGACGAAGGTGGACAGGAAGAAACCACAACCGTAGATATTAATGTTACTGTAACTGATGGTACTAACCCAGTTCAGGGTGCTGTTGTAACTATCGGTGGTAAATCATGTGCTAATGGAACTGGCAGTGAAGGTGGCTGTACTGTGAAAGATGTAGCTGTTGGTACTGGTGTAGCTGTTAGTGTAACTTGTGATGGATACGAAACATACACTGCTACTGAAGACATCACAGCAGAAACAACTACAATGTCAATTACATTAACTGCATCTTAATAAAATTGTGAAGTGATTTAATCACTTACATTTTTTTTCTATTATTTTTTTAGGTGGTTAAATTGGAAAGAACTGATATTATAACACAAACATTAAGTAAACTTGATAACTGGGTATTAGATACTCAAATCGAAGAAGATGAGTTAACTGATATGGATTATAATAAATCAGTAACATCTGATGAAATAATCAATACATATAATGATGTTACTAACTACGCCATAAGTTACTTGCAAAGAGAAGATTTTGAAAACATACCGGTTATCGATACTGCATTAATCTTCTGGACTGCAGGAACATTATGGCAAAAGTACAATCAAAATATTAACAATCAACTTGATGAAACTAATCCTAATCCTTTTGGTTATGGTGATAAGCTTGTTATTCAAGCAAAAGAAATGTTAAAACCTTACAAGTCTTATTCATTCCAAGCATACTAAAGTTATAAATTTTGGTGTTAAAAAAAAATGGTGTGAAAAATTATGGGTGCTTGGGAAGAATTAAATACATTAATAGAGGTTGATAATGATTTCTCTGACTTGGATAACATCTTATCCATCAACGATGAATATGGAATATTCGACCCAGTTAAAGAAGAAATTCAAGATTTAAAAAATAAAATCGATGATGGAAGTAAAAGAGGAGTTTATGAACTTGCTAAAAAGAATGTGAGTTATCAGGAAAAATGGATTAATGAAAACTGTAAAAACCCATCAGGTATTCTTGCAACAAGTATTGATTATGAAGGTGGCGATTACAGTTATATTACTGGAACAAGAATCCAACATATCTATCCAATGAGTGTAGAGTATGGAGCGGATATTTATCCAGTAAAAGCAAAAGCTTTAAGATTTCCTGCACCATCTGATTGGGATGGTGATGTTGATGAAGATGGTTTCGTATTTTTGAAAGAGGCACATCCTAAACCTCATCCTTTTGTTGCACCGGCTTATGATGATACAGAGCAGATTGCAGAAGAAATCATGATTCGAGAAATCGGTCACGCCGGTGTGAAATGGGATTAATTCTTTTTTTTTAATTGAGGGGATGATTATTGAATGTTATCTACTGATAGTACTATTTTAGAAATACTAAACGAAGCTAAAATTGATGGTAATAAATTATTAAGTAAATTCAAAATTGGTTATCCTGATAAGAAACTTGCTCAAGAAAACAATTGCATTTTAGTTGCTGCTGTTAGTAGTGAAAATCAGTTGAGTGGTTTTGAGTTTGAGCAGTTTCGTGACCTTGTTGAGATACTTGTTGTTACTAAACATAAGGATAATCGTAAAGCGATTGAGATTATTAAAACTGTTTCTTATGAGATTTGCCGGTTGATATTACTTAATAAAGATAGGTTTCCTAATAAACCTGTTATCAGGAATGTTAATCCTTATTTTGATGTTGATATGATTTTATCTCGTGGTCAGATTATGGTGAATGTTAATACTGAACCGGTTGATTTTGAGATATCAGAGGATACTGTTGATCATGTTTGTAGTTTGATATCTGATAATATTGAAATTGAGTGAGTTGATTAAGAATGGCTTTTGATTATAAGAAAGCATTAGAAGATTATAAATGTCCTTATATGTTTAAAAAAGGTTTAGAATATCATTTTACTGTTAATAAACTTGAACCTAAATCTAAAAAAGAATTTGATAAGATTATTGAGGATTATAAGAAAATAAAGATGGAATGAGGGAAAATATATGGTTGCTGAATATCCAAAAGTGCAAAGTTTTAAAGTTGATAATCCTATTCAACAAAGACCGGGAATGGCTGGTAGGGTTGCTTTAATTGGTGCGTTTAGTAAAGATTTCACAGACCCTATTCTTGTTAATGGTGTTGATGAAGCTTATACTGAATTCGGTAAAGATACTACATTTGATGGTGTTAAATGTATTGAGCCTTTATTTAAAGGTGCATCAAGTATTCTTGGAGTTAATATCACTACAAAAGATGGGCAAACTGTTGAAAAAGATATTACAACTGCTAAATTAACTGATGCATTGGCAAAGATTAAACATGAAAAGTTTAATACAATTTATATTGCTGGTTTAATTACTGATGCATTTTTACCTATTATTACTGCTTTCTGTGATGAAAGGAGATTGAATAAAATGCCTGTTGGTTTTGGTTATGCTATTAATCGTAGCACATTAGCAGAATATACTACCACCGCAGGATTATTTAAAGATTATAGTTATGGTGGAGTATGTGGTCAACAATTCACTATTGGTGATGCAGATGCACCTTTAAGTCTTATGGAATCTGGTGCTTACTGGACTGGTTTGATTTCCGGTTTGAATGTGGGTAACAGTATGACTAAAAAAATTGTTGATGGTGTAACTGCTGTAACTCCAGAGTATAATTTTGAAGTTGTTGAGGAAGGATATAGTGGATTAAACTTATTACAGTTAGGTTTAACTACATTTGAATGTCTTGACAGAGAAAACAGACAATTTGTATGTGTAAACTCTGAACAACCTAATGGATTAGACTTGTATATTAATCGTGTTAGAGATTATGTGCTTACTAAAATGGCTTTGCACAATTATCTTGGTGAAAGAAATAGACCTGCAAGTATTGGTCAAATAGAGCAGGAATTAGATAGGGTTAAAGATGAATGTGTTAACACATTAGATCTATTATCTGACATTGAATATCATGTTGTGAAAAAAGATGCTTCATGTGTTGATGTGTATATTACTAAACTCTTGTTTGCAGGTATTATTACAGAAATTGATGTGTACTTTACAGTTGAGGTGGAATAAGTATGGTTGATTTTAAAGCAGATAAAGAGATTTGGTTATCTAAATCTGAAGATAGTATTGATAATGGTGTTTATCTTGGTCATGGTACAAGCATAAAATTCAGTAGGGAAACTAACACCAAAACAACTGTATGCTTTGATGAAGTATTAACCAACAGTACATCTAATACTGCTTGGAGTATTGATGTTGGTAGGGTTTCTTATGAAGGCATGGCATCTTCAATTGAGATTGAAGATATGTTAGAGTATATGCTTGATAATGATGGTATGATTACTGTTCGTGAAGTTGTTAGACCTAAAGGTGAAGAAGCTTATGTTAAAGTTTCTAACTTCTTTAATTGTAGACTTGATGGTGAAGATTACGAATTGAAACCTGATGATTTTACTGTCAGTAATGTTAAATTTAAGACTGGTAGAAGGGAGAGGAAAAGACCTCAAGTGTTATCCAGTTATGATGAAGCCTAATTTTTTTTGGGTTTCATTATATTATTTTTTTTAAATTTTTTTTCATATAATTTTAGGTTATTTTAGTTACTTTATTTTTATATGAATTTTACACTATATTGTATAAATTTTTTTTATTTTATATTGGAAAAAAACCATGTTAATTAAAACAATAACAATCACATTACTTTTAATAATATTAATTGTAATGATAAAAAGAATGGAGGGAACATAAAAATGTCCGAAAAAATCGAAGAATTAAAAAAACAAGAAATTGAAGACATTATAACAAATAATGAAAATAACGAAGTAATGGAATTAGAACAATTAATTTTACAAGGTGCAGAATCAAGAATACCAATAATGATTGATTATCCAGTATTCGTAGAAGACCATGTAGAATACAAACCAGTTAGTGCATTCATCAAACCATTGACAAATACTCAATCAAATAAAGCATATGCAATGGGAATAGCGAATAAAAAATCAACACCAAATATTGAATTGGTTAAAATGGGTTTGTATAATAAAAACATGGAACACTTAAAACCAGAACTCGTTGAAAAAATGCCATCAGGAATTATTGATGCAATTTGTAAACAATTGATGGATATCTCTGGTATTAAAATTGATGAAGATGCACAGTATAATCTTGTTCGTAAATTAATGGATTTTTAAATATTCATACTGGTGAACTCCGACAGTTAACAATTAATCATTTAACTGGAGATTATAAAATTAACAATGGAGATTTATCCAGTATGACTCCTTTACAATTAATCGCAGTTTCTTGTATTAGTAACATTATTTTTAAGTGGAAAATGGATAATAAACCATTAGCAGTAATGTAGAACAATTTTTAGAATTTATGGTGGAGGAATATGGCAGAGAAGGAAGTAACAATTAAAGTAACCACCGAAGCCGATGCAAGTCAGGTAGAAGATTTAGGTAATGTATTGGATAATGTTAAAGGCAAGGCTGATGAAACTGGTCAGGCATTACAAGAGGCATTTGAAGAAGCGACTGCTCGTGTTGGAGAATTAACCGATGAATTGGCTAACATTGAAATGGGTGAGTCAGATGCTGATTTTGATGAGGTTAGTTCACAGTTATCTGAAGCCGAAGAAGAAGCCGAAAGATTAAATGATGCATTAGGAAATATAAATGGAAGCGGATTAGATGATGCTTCTAATAGTGCAGATAATCTATCCAACGGATTGTCCAATGTATCTGAAAACGCTGATAATTTAAGCAATAGTATGGGCTTGATTGATAGTGCGGTATTAATGGACTTGGCAAATCAAGTAGGACAAATAGGTGACCAAGCGGAAGGCATGGCACAAGATATGAATACTGCAGCGATTACTGTTGGTCAATTAGCAACAAATACTGGTATTGCTGAACCACAATTAGTGTCAATGATTAATGCTATGACTGATGCGGATTTTCCTCATGCAGATGCATTGGCTTATGTTAATGCATTAAATCAAATGGGTGTTAGTGCAGGTAACTTGAGAACAAGTGCTGAAGCGATGGATACCATTAGTGATGCGACTGGTTTAAGTACACAAAAAACAATTAGCTTAACTCAATCTTTAAGAGGATTAGGAATATCTGCAGACAATCTCCCTTCGGCTTTTAATGCTATTGCTTATGCTGAAGCGAATGTTACTGGTGGAGCAGATAGTCTTACAACTGTCTTGAAAAGACAAGCCGGTACATTGAATGAATATGGATTAACTGCAGACCAAACTGTTATTATTTTACAAAGATTATCTGAAAGTGGAGTTCAACAAATGAAGTTGGGTTCTACATTATCTCAAATTTTGAAAGATAATAATGGAGATTTAAGAGCAGTTGAACAACAATTAGGTTTGACTGCAGGTACTCTTCAAAATGCAAGTGATATTACCAAACAGTATGAAGGTAGACTCGAAAGTTTAGCGGATGAAGAAGGACAACATAAAACAATTCTTGATCAGTTAAATGCTGGATGGGAAGATTTGAGTTTGGCGTTGTCACCAGTTATCGAACCTATGATGAGTGTTCTTGGTCTTGTTGGTCAGTTTGGTCAATTTGCCATTTATGCTAATGCTATTGTTACTTTAGCAGAAACATTAGGTATTTTAGAAGAAGGTCAATTGGCTTTAATACCAGTTCAATATGCTGAAGGTACTGCAGGTTGGTTTAGTATAGGTTGGATTGCTTTAGCAATATTGCTTGGTATTGCTTTAGGATTGGCATTAGTTTACTTATGGAATAATAGTGAGCAGTTCCGGAATGGTGTTATTGCTTTAGGTAATGGATTGAAATGGTTAGCCGGAGTTATAGTAAGCAGCATAATGGGTGCGGTTAATCGGTTTAAACAACTTGTTTGGGGTATACCAAAGGCATTAAGTGATTGTTTAAATTGGGCTAATCAAATGATAATGAACCATCCAATTGTTAAAAACATTATCTGGTTGGGTCAACAAATTGCAAAAGTATTTAGTCAAAGAGGTTTGAATCAGCATTCTCCGGGTGACTTGTATAAAGCTTTGAAGTTGGATATGGATGCTATGGATGATGAAGTTACTGGTTCTGATTTACCTGTGAAGATGCAAAGACTTGGTGGCAGTTTAAGTGCTAATTTTAATCCAACAGTTGATAATATTAATGACACAAATTTTTCAAATGAAATACTTGCAACTGGATTTGAAAATATGGATAGTCTTGGTAAAAGTGAAGTAAATAATATATTTAATATAGATTACCTTGCTAAAAGAGAGTTTGTTCAAGAAATTATCGACATCATACAAAACGAAGTAAACTGGAACAACAGTACAGCAGGAAGGAGCGTATAGATATTTATGAGTTACAAATTTCTCAAAATATGTGAAAAAGAACTTATCGATGTTGTAAACGATGGACTTGAACTTCATGTCATACAAGATCAAGGTTTAAACATTGAACCTGAAATCGATTTAACTAAAACTCATTTAAACAAAAATACGAAGAATAATAATGCATATAATCATTTTCAATATAATGGTTTTTATGGGTTTATTTTTAATATTGATGTTGAAGTTAAACGAAACGAAACATACAACAATCAATCAGTCATTGATTACTTATATAATTTATATATTAATGCTAAAACAATTTATGTTCGCACATATGGTTTTGTTCAAAATGGAAAATATATTATCACCAGTATGAAAGGAAAACAAGAATTTAAAGACAGTATTGTTTTCAGTTTAGAATTCACAACATTCAGAAATTTAACAGTAATTAAATATGCGAATAACAATATGAGCCTTGCACAAGCAAAAGCAAACGCAAAAAAGAAAACAAAAAAAAGCAGTAGTGTAAATAATGCTTTAAAAAAATGTAAAGTAGCAGAAATGAAATTAAATAAGAAAAACAATTGTTGTTTCCAGTTAAATAGTAAACTATTAAAACTCGGATATTTAAGCAGTAAGACTTGGAAAACAATGACAAAGAAAAAACAAACAAATACTTTTACAAAAGACACCAGTAATGCCTTGAAAAAATTCCAGAAAAAATATAAAGTAACTGATAAAAACCTTGCACATCATTTAATCGTAAGCGGAACATTAGATAAGAAAACTTTACAAGCATTATGCAAATCATAAGAGAGGAGGTTATTATGGTTCTTAATAGGAATAAAATTGAAAAAACATATGAAAATATCAATTTATATAATAATAACTCTCGCATAATAATTAATAGAATTAAAGATGCAACAAAACTCATTTACAATACATGGAAAAGTTACGATACAATAAACTGGCAAAAATACCAAATCAAGGAAACTGATATGCGACAAAAAACCGCAAGTTTCACCAGTAATGTTAATCTGGATTTAACAACAGGTTTATACTGCGTATTAATTAGTAGTGCATTTCATGAAAACTTTTCTGGAATTATCTTAAAAAAAACATTCAACGAAGATACTGGTTTATATGATTATTCCTGTCAAGACTGGAGCAGACAATACCAATCCAAATTTGAATTAATAACAAGGAATATCACAATATACCGTATTCTACAATACTTAATTTCTCGTGGTGGATTACCATTAAAAGGCAAATTAACAAATAAACAATTAAATAATTATAAGAATGTTATAAGTGGTTTATTACCCGCCTATTTATATGACCCTGCTATTTGGAATAATGGTAAAACAAGTAATCCAATGAATGTTAAAAAAAAGATGATTATCAGAGATACAAGTGTTATTGATACAATAAGAGATATTGTGTTTGGAAGCGGTCAATACATTGATATTTATTTTAATGATCATGGAACATTACAATTAAAACCATTCAGCAAAGATGATTGGTTAAGTGGTGGATTGGTTTTAACTACACCTGAAATCATGAAAAGAGAATTCAGTTTCGACACTACCAATATCTTAACTAATGTTGTTGTTAATGGTTCAAATGGGAAATTAGGTAATGTTTTAACAAGTCAAGAGTTAACTGGTTTGAATTTATCTGCTTTCTTCGGTAGTTTAACAGGTAGTGTTGGGAATACCAGTAGTTCCAATACTAATACTAATGTTAAAACAAGTACAAAAACTGTTAGTGTAAAAACAACTAAAAAAGAAGGTACTGGCATTCATGTTTTCATGAACACAGATACAATCAATGGTGTTAGTAGTGATAAAAAACTAATGAATGAAATTGCAAAACATTTAAGAAAACGAGGTTATACTGTAACCGTTGGCGGTGTAGGGTCAATGACCCATTATAACGATATAACCAAAGTGAAAAAGAATGGTATATATTTCACATTATATGGTGGTAGATGTGCAGGAACATTAAAAGAACAAGCATACAGTAATCATTACCATAGCATTTTAAAGAAAAGAAATGCAAGAATGGTGGTGGGTTTTTATCGTAGAAAATTAACCGATGCATGGTTACCGAGAGCTCACGATGATAACTTTAGTCCATCCGGTTTTAGTGGTTGGGATAAACCATATACTCGACTCCGAAATGCTGGTGTTGGTGTTGCACAGGGAAATACTGCAAAAGAAATAGCTGCAATGTTCCCGAATTTTAAAAAGAATAATCCTACTGCAACTGTTACTAAAACTGTAAAGAACACTAAATCAACTGCAAGTAATGATAATTTCTTTAATAATCTTAATCTTGCTAAAGCAAAAGCAAGAGAGGAAATTGATAAATCTGTTAGGGATTTAATGAATCTTAAGATTACTTTGCCTTTAGGTAATCCTATTTTTAAGAATTTGCATACTAATATGTTCTTATGGACAGTATTGCCTGATACTTTTCAAGTTGCTAATTTTGGAGAGATTGCTAAAGCATTGAACAGTACAAGTGCAAGGTGGAGCGGTTATAATTTAAACAGATGGTATGTTGAAGAGGTTACTATTAATAATAATGGTAAAGATGGAAGTATTGATGTTAAAGTTAATCCTTTCGCAAGTAGCATATCAAAGTATAAGGATAATCGTTTGAAATTTGAATCTGCTTATAGTAATGCTGTTCAAAACAGTAATAAAAATACTTCAACTACAACAACTAAAAAAGCTGTTAAAACTACCAAGAAAGTAGATATTCCTAAAGCATTGGATGAAGTTGGAAAGTTGATGGAAAAGAAAAAATATGCGAGATATACTCATTCTGATTATAAAAACTTCGTGAAATATGGTAAAGGTGACTGTTGGGCAGGAGCATATTTCATGGCTTGTCAGTTACAGAAAAGAGGAGTAATTGCAAGAATAATCCAATATGGTACAAGTCAATCAGATGCACACCGGAGTGTGCAGTATAAAGATGCAAAAGGAAAATGGAAAGATTTCCCATACCGAAAATACAAAATACACAGTTGGTTTTGGAATTATAAAAGTAGCGGGAAAGTTATCCCGAATAACTGTCCAAAAAACATATAAATGGAGTTGATTAAAAGTGTTAGAAGTTAATGGATTAGGAACAGATTTTGACTCCTCCTATGAATTTATCGATGGAGATTTAAAACTTGTTAAAAATGAGGATAATCTCATACAAAGTATTATAAACAGATTTAACACTAAATTAGATACTTTAAACTTATTTTATACTGATTATGGTAGTAAAATATATGGTTTTCTTGGTTGGGTTCATAGTGATGATACATTAGAATTCATAGAATTAGAAATACAAGATGTATTACAACAAGATCCAAGATGTCAAGAAAACACAATAAATGTCAAATACCAAAATCAGAAAATTATTGCAGGAATAACAATCCGGATTACTGATGATATGGATTTAACATTTAATCTTGTAATGAACGAAAATAATAAAATTAGTTTATTAACTAATATGAATGAAGAAGAAAATGAGGAAGAAGAATGACTGCTGTTGATGATGTGAGTTTTTACAATATATTCGGCGAAGAAGTTTCAAGACTTGGTCTTGTGCAACAGATGGTGGATTATTATAGTGAGAAATTAGAAGTTGGTGAAACAAGAGTAACTGATTTCAATGAAGGTTCAGAGATTCGTAATCTCTTGGAAGCTTTTGCAGTAGATATATACAGTTTAATGGAAGACCAATATGAATTATCCAAAATTGCATTCATATCAACTGCTTATGGCGAATGGTTAGATTTACATGGTGAAAATCCTTTAATACAATGTCCTCGTAATCAAGGAACAGAAAGTATAGGTATTGTAACATTTACCATACCACAAGTTTCAACCGGTGATTTCATCATACCTGAAGGAACAATTGTAGGTACTGAAGAGGGATTAGAATTTGCTACAGATATGGAAGCTTATATTGTAGCAGGAGATACAAGTGTTGATGTAATGTGTACTTGTTTAACTGTTGGAGCAGATGGAAATGTGAAAGCAAATACTATCACTATCATTGATGATGAGTATATTGATGATAGGATAACTGTTAATAATAATGCGGTTTTTTATGATGGTACGGATTATGAAGATGATGACACTTACAGGGAAAGATTATTAAATACTTTGCAAGAATCCAGTTTTGGAAGTTTACCATATTATACTAACCTTGCAGAATCTATTGATGGTGTGCATGATGTATTATTCGTTGATGATGAGGATTATACTAAAAAAATATTAGTTAATGGTACTGTTAAACCAACAAGTGATGAGATTTTATTAAATGTTTTAACAGAGTTCACAGACACTACAAAGATTATTGTTGGGCATAATTTTATTGTGGACAAACCTGCTTATCAGGATGTTGATCTAACTGTTAACTTGGATGTTGAAAACTTACTTGAAGAGGATAGTATTACTGAAGTTATTAATACTTTTTTTAATGGTGGAGTTACAAGTGAATATCTTGAGTTTGATGGTTTAAGTATTGGTGAAGAGTTAACTCGCAGAGAATTATATATGGCTTTAGAGCAGATGGATTGGGTAGTTGATGTGAGAGTTATTGATAATGATACTGAAAATGAATTGTCTACTATTACTCCTAATGCAGATACTGTTTTAAGGTTAGTTGATTTAACTATTAATCAAACAGAGGTGTAAAGATTGTTTGGTGAGGGTATTATTGACCGGTTGCCTTTACATAGTAAGTTGAATCAATCAGATAATCCTATGAGATTATTGTTGATTAATACTGCAGGTGCTTTATTAGATGATTATAATTCTGATTTGGAAAGTTTTTTTGATTCTTGTTTTCTTACAGAAGCTGCAGAGGAATGGTTAAATACTTTGGGTGTTGATTTTAATATTCCTCGTAAGATTGGTGAAAATGATACTGATTATCGTAATCGTATTGTTTATGAGCAAATGGGTCATTTAACCAGTAATTATCTTGTTGATGTTTATAATGTTAAATTATATACTAAAGTGGATGATTTTAATAAAGATAATAATACTTTGGTTTCAGATAATCCTTATATTATGGATAATGGTTTTATGATGCTTACTGATAAGGCAACAAAGGATATTTTAGATAAGAAGTTTGTACTTGGTGAGGAAGTGTTATGGCTAATTCTTTAA